TATGAAGGGAAGTGGAGAAGTAGAGAAGATTATGTATGAATTAAAAGATTATTTAAACGCAATCAATCATAAGAAAGAAGATTTGATGGCAGATGAAGATGTTTTTTGGGAAAAGAAGTACCCAGCATTCATTGTTAATAAGGCCTTGTCGGCATTTCCAGACTGTATTGTATTCGCAAATGAAATGAATCGCTTACACCACCTTGATAAGCGCCTACAGTTTCAGTTTTTTCTAAATAGTATAAGACCTAAAAAGAGATTTAGTAAGTGGTTAAGGTCTAATAAGATTAAAAATCTTGAGTATGTTAAAGAATATTATGGCTATAGTAATGAGAAAGCAAAACAGGCCCTTGACATACTAGATGATGCAGAAATTGAATATATAAAAAGAATAATAAATCGAGGTGGAAAACATGGAGGAGTTACAGTGGACCGGTGACTTGATGCTAGAGGTGAAACTTAAAGAAGCAGATGACTTTCTTAAAGTTCGTGAAACCCTCTCCCGCATTGGTGTTGCCTCACGCAAAGAGCGAAAGTTGTATCAATCATGTCACATCCTGCACAAACAAGGTCGTTATTTCATAGTACATTTTAAAGAGTTGTTTGCTTTAGATGGAAAGCCAACCAACATATCAGTTAATGATTTAGAGCGGAGAAATACGATTGCAGGGTTATTGGAAGATTGGGATCTAGTAGAAATTATAGGTAATAGTGTGGAGAGAGCCCCACTATCACAAATAAAAGTTTTGTCCTTTCGAGAAAAGGATGATTGGATTTTGGAGACAAAATATAATATTGGTAAAAAACAAGTGGAGTAGATTATGAATTTGAAATTATTGAGATTGAAGTCGGGTGAAGATGTTATATGTGAAGTTACTAAAGAGAGTGCGGATTATATCTTCATTAAAAATCCAGCGATGTTAATGCCTATGCAGGGTCAAGGTCAACATATGCAGATGGGAATGGCTCCGTGGATGCCTTTTAGTGAACAAAGTGAGTTTGAAATTCCTAGAGATTGGTTGGTGGTAATGTCAGATGTAGTACAAGATATAGCTAATAATTATAATCAGATATTCGGTTCAGGCATAGTAGTGCCTGATGTTAAAGTTGATACAAAGACTTTACTTAAGGATAGAATGTGTTATAATTATAACTATGAGCGATTTTTATATTAATGTAATTCAACACGGCAACCAACTTTTAGTTCGTGAATTTGATAATGGTAAGCGGGTAAATCGTAGAGTAACTTTTGAACCTACTTTGTATGTAGAATCTCGTAAGAATTCAAAGTGGAAAACTTTAGAAGGTCGGAATGTAGAACCGGTTAGATTTAAATCTATACGAGATGCTAAAGACTTTTTAAATATGCATCAGGGTAATCCTGAGTTAGTTCATGGTTTAGATTCTTTTCAATATGTCTACATAGGTGATAAGTATCCTGATTTCGTTAATTGGGATATGAATAAGCTATTGCTTATAACTCTTGATATAGAGGTAGAAAGTGAAAATGGTTTTCCAGATGCTCAGAAGGCAGAAGAAAAACTATTATGTATCACGGTCAAAAATCATTCTAATAAAGCGATCATCGTATGGGGTATCGGACCTTATGAAAATGATAAGGTAAGATATATTGAATGTGTGAATGAATTAGACTTGGTAAAAAAGTTTATACATTTCTGGCACAAAACTCAACCCGATGTAGTAACTGGATGGAACGTCCAGTTTTTTGATATACCATATCTGTGTAATCGTATCACACGATTATTAGGTGAGAAAGAACTCAAGAAATTATCTCCTTGGGGTATCGTTAAGGAAGATAATGTTAGACAAGGACAGTATGGACAGGCCGCACAAAAATATAATCTTTTGGGTGTTTCTATACTTGATTATCTTGATCTATATAGAAAGTTTACCTATGTTAATAGAGAATCATATCGGTTAGATTATATAGCCGAGGTAGAGTTGGGTGAGAAGAAAGATCCAAATCCATATGAAACTTTCCGTGAGTGGTATACAAAAGATTATAAATCGTTTGTAGATTATAATGTTCAAGATGTGGAGTTGGTTGATAAGTTAGAAGATAGAATGAAGTTGATTGAGTTGTGTATGACTCTAGCTTATGAAGCCAAAGTAAATTTAGTTGATGTATATTCTCCAATCAGAGTGTGGGATGTATTGATATATAATTTTCTTAAAGATAAACATATTGTAATACCACGAAAGAAAATATCTAAGAAAGATGATAAGTATGAGGGTGCATATGTAAAAGACCCACAGACAGGCTTACACAATTGGGTAATGTCATTTGATTTAAACAGTTTGTATCCACATCTGATTATGCAGTATAATATTTCACCAGAAACTTTGGCAGTTGAGGGTAATGGTGAAGTGTCTGTAGATAAGATGTTGAATCAAACGGTATCTATAGCTGAAGATGGTCATACTGTAACTCCCAATGGGGCAAGATTTAGAACTGACGCTCAGGGATTTCTTCCGAACATGATGGAGACAATGTATAATGATCGAGTGAAGTTTAAGAAGTGGTCATTAGAAGCTACACAGAAGTTTGAAGATTCAAAAGATAAACGATATCTAAATGAGATATCAAAATATAATAACATACAGCTGGCAAGAAAGATTGCATTGAATAGTGCTTATGGTGCTATTGGTAATCAGTACTTTAGATATTATGATAGACGTATGGCCACAGCAGTTACAACTTCTGGTCAGTTGAGTATTAGATGGATTGAAAATAAAGTAAATGAGTATCTGAATAAACTTTTAGAAACTACAGAGATAGATTATATCATAGCTTCAGATACCGATTCGATTTATGTTAGGTTTGATGAGTTGGTTTCTAAAGTTAATCCTAAGAACCCTGTAGACTTTTTAGATAAGGTGGCTAAAGAAAAGATAGAACCATACATTACTAAATGTTATGAGGAGTTGGCTGAGTATGTAAATGCATATGAACAGAAGATGGAAATGGCTAGAGAAGTCATTGCCGACAAAGGTATCTGGACTGCTAAGAAAAGATACATTCTTAATGTGCATGATAGTGAAGGTGTGAGATACGCCGAGCCACAGATTAAGGTGATGGGTATAGAGGCAGTGAAGTCATCAACGCCCGCCCCATGTAGAGAGATGATTAAATCTGCATTAAAGATAATTATTAATGAAGATGAAATATCTTTAAATACTTTCATTCAATCTTTTCGTGAGAACTTTATGAAGTTACCGCCGGAGAGTATTGCTTATCCGAGGTCGTGTAATAATATGAAAGAGTATTATAATTCATCTACTATATTTTCAAAGGGTACTCCAATGCACGTTAAAGGGGCATTGGTATATAATTATATTCTACAACGAGAGAAATTAACAAATAAGTATCCACTTATACAAGAGGGTGAGAAGATAAAGTTTCTTCAGATTAGAACACCTAACCCATATCAGTCTAATGTTATTTCATTTATGACAACATTGCCGAAAGAATTTGACTTGCATAATATGATAAACTATGATATAATGTTTGATAAGAGTTTCGTGGAGCCCTTGACGTTTATATTGGAAAAGATTGGATGGAACGTAGATCGTAGTTATGGAACACAAACAACATTGGAGCATTTGTTCGCATGATACAAGAACTATATGATTATTTGGCTAATCATTTTTTCTATTTGAATGAAGGTGAGTTCCGACACTGTACTGAGAAGTATGGTAAGGAAGAATTTAGATGGACCATAGCTGAGTATGTAGCCAATGAGCGTCCAGTGTTTCCGTTTCGCAAAATGCAATACAGCGATATGGTGGATACCTTCCGTAAACTTCAGAAGGTAGACTACACCAACTTCATTACACCACAAGAACAGTTAGATAATGAAGTGGTGGAAAAGTATGATGACTACAAATACGAGTATCAAACGTGCGGACAGGGCGTCATAGACGGTCCTACAGTATATAATGCGTGTAGTGATTACTTTATGAATCATTTACGTTTAGCGTGTGGGTCGTATGGTTATATGGCACCAGCACAAGTCTGGGAACAAGGGACTGCAAAACAAATATGGTCATCTATAGGAGGCCTATGGCGAGGGGTAAACAGTACAAAAGATTTAAGTGAAAAGAGTGTAATGGAAGTCCTACGTTTAGGTACATACATTGCAACACAGTTTAAACCAATAGTAGCTAAAGTCATTTATAATATGACTGATGCCAAGACTGTACTTGATACATCTATGGGTTGGGGTGATAGACTTGCTGGTTTTTATGCGTCTAACGCTACACATTATATTGGATGTGATCCTAATCCATATACGTTTGATGTATACTCTCAAATGATTGGAGAGTTTAATAAATTAGCTCCAGGTAAGACCACACAAATATACAGATGTGGTGCTGAAGATTTACCGTGGGATACTATTGAGAATGTAGATTGTGCGTTTACATCACCACCTTATTTTTCTACAGAAAAATATAATGAAGGTGGTCAGTTTGAAGAAGATCAATCATGGGCTAAGTTTAATGAGTATGAAAGATGGAGAGATGAATTTTATCTCCCAGTGGCACTAAATAGTTTTAACTCTTTAAGTGAGAATGGATTTCTAATGACTAACATTATGGATCCTAAAATTAAAGGCACACGTTATCATTCATGCGATGATTTGGTTGATCACTTACAACCACATTTTCTAGGACAAATTGGTATGAGAATCATGCAACGTCCACAAGGGAAGAATAAATTTAAAACTAAAGAAGAACTAGTTGAGTTTATGAATAAACTCTACATAGAAAATGTGTGGTGCTTTGGTAAAGATAAAGTATTTGATTTGTTTCGCCATAAACGGAGGGCGACTCTGGAAGGTCTGTTCCAGTAGGAGATACAACAAATTATGTTAAGAGCTTTTTATAAAAGTAAGAAGTGGGCGCCATGGGCCTATGGTGGAGGTGGTCTGTTAGTAGCCTCGTTATGGATACAAGTACAGATTACAGTAGCTATAAACACATGGTACGGTGGGTTTTATAATTTACTACAAACAGCAGCAGAATATAAAGATAACCAAGCTGAAGGTATTGCATTGTTTTATGATAAGCTAATTAGTATATCATATATTACAAATGGGTTTGAAGGAGAGCCATCGTTTGCAGTA